GCCAGTCATATATTCGTGTCCGATATCTCTTTCGGCTCCGGCTTTCATTGCGTTGTCAATTACACCTTTGATTTCATCATACTTTTGTGTATCCAATAACTCAACTGATTGCATAATTGCACCCTTGATAACTTGATTCTTACAAAACTCTAATGTTTTTTCTTGAACGAATTCCAAGTCTGGTGATTCTCTGAAGTTCCAAGCATTTCTTAAACTATCTACGATTGCTGTCTTCATTACATCGTTATCCAAGTCATCAATCTGCACTTTCAATGCTTCCATCGTAGGTGGTGTTTTATACTTGTCAAAATATCTTCTGATTTCTGTGATTAGAAATTTATTAGCGTCACTATCAAAGTAACTAACTTCTAAGATATCATATACGGTTTGGATAAACTTATTGTTTACCAATAACGATGATATGATTTTTGATTGGAAAGATGTTCCGTATTGTATTAGTGATTCGTTTTTGCTCATAACCTTCTTATATTAAATATCAATGTCCCCATACAAATCGTTAACTTTTTTTTCATAAATGTCTTTTCTTTTTTGTTCACGATATCTTTGTCGTGCTTTTTCTTTAATTTCTTCTTTATTGCGTAAATAATGTTCCATTTGCCACTTTCTTTGGGCTTCTCGTCTTTCTTTATCGGTATGATATTTTCTTTTTCTACCCACCAAACTTATCCCAAACTTTTAATGGTTCTAATCTTTTCTGTATAATGTCATAATATTCTTTTGATATTTCACTACCGATATAATCTCTATTGTTTTCAATCGCTACTTTTGCGGTTGTTCCACTTCCCATAAAACAATCATATACGATATCTCCCTCATTACTCCAACTCAACATATGGTCTTGAACTAATTTTTCTGGAAATATTGCAGGGTGTTGATATGCAATATCATCTTTTGTAGTAAAACCTTTCCCATTATTATATTTCCAAATGTTTGTTCTAATACCAAACTCATTGATTGTTTTTCTACCTTTGTTCGTAAGTGTTCCGTCCTTTTCTCTCCTCGTTACATCTCCAAATGTTTGTGTCCCACCATATTTGTTTTTCTTGTCTTTCAGTAAGTTAGTTGTCTTTGGTTTTCCTTTTGAAAAAACAAACATATATTCAAAAGCGTTGAAATATCTATTTTTATGTGGTGGTGCTGTTCCACTCTTTTCATAAATAAATACATCATACATATCAAACCCAATTTCTTTAAAATGAAGTGCTTGTTTAAATGATGTTCCTGTTTTACTACCATCGATAGTAGCATCACCTACAACCCAAACTACAACTCCACCTGGATTTGTAATTCTGTATAGTTCATCTGCTATTTCCTCAAAATCAAAATCATATCCATTGTAATCTCTTAAATTATCGTATGGCGGTGAAGTAATGGTTAAGTCTACCGTATGTGTTGGTATTCTTTTCATTGTTTCTAAACAATTCTCATTATATGTTTTGTTTAATTCTATCACGAAAACTTATCCCAAACTTTTAATGATTCTAATCTTTTCTGTATAATCTCACAATATTCTTTTGATATTTCACTACCGATATAGTTTCTTTTATTTTCTAAACACATTTTTGCTGTTGTTCCACTCCCCATAAAACAATCATATACTAAATCTCCTTCATTAGTCCAACTCACTATGTGGTCTTTTGCTAACTTTTCTGGAAAAGTTGCTGGGTGTTCAAATGATACTTTATCTTTTGAGTTCATTGAACCACATGCGACATCCCAAACATTAGTTCTTCTACCAACCTTTTTAATAATTCCGTCATTAGTGTGAAGTGGTTGTAGATTTTCTCCGTCGTGTCTGTGATTACCGCCCTTTGAACCTGCTGATGTATTTATCTTTGTCAATGGATTAAATGTTTTTGGTTTTCCTTTTGACAATACAAACATATATTCAAATTGTGGTTCATAACGATTAGCAGTAACTGGTAAGTAATTTAGTTTTCTGTAAATCATAGTGTCGTGTAGATTAAATCCTGTGTCTTTAAAATATAGTGCTTGTTTAAATGAAGTTCCTGTTTCACTTCCTTTGATTGTCGCATCTCCTATAATCCAAACTACTATTCCACCTGGTTTCGTTACACGATATAGTTCATCTGCAATTGGTTCAAAGTCAAAACTATATCCTTTATAATCTCTAAGATTATCATAAGGTGGTGAAGTCAATGTCATATCTACGAAATCATCTGGCATTTCTTTCATTGTATCTAAACAATTTTCGTTATATGTTTTGTTTAATTCTATCACGAAAACTTTTTCCATAGTTTTAATGGTCGTTCTACTTTTTCTAAACGAGCTTTTGCTATCTCGTAATACTCTTGTTCTCGTTCTATTGCGATGTAATCTCTTTCTTGTGCTACACAAGCGAGTGCAGTTGTTCCACTGCCAGCAAATGGTTCCAATACTACATCACCTTTACGACTACCTAATGTAACTAAATAATTCATCAATGTCAAGGGTTTTACCGTCGGGTGTATATTTCTATCTAATCCATTATCTTTTTCACTACGACTTGCTTTTGGAACAATCATAAATGGAAATGTTTTCTGAACTGGTTCTGGTAATGATTTTAGATTTTTACTCCACCAAGCGTCTAAACTGAAATATCTTGAATAATCACCACTATCATTATATAATGCATTACTTTCAACTGCTTTAGCATTACCCCATATTCCTTTATCATATGTAGATTTTGTCGTTCTACTATCGCCTTTTCTAATCCTTCCATCATCAATAATATTATCACTTACTAATAGATTAGCTGGAAATCTACCCATTGGACTTGCTTCTGCGGTATCATTATCTTCACTCTTAAATCCACTTGTTTTAAATACTGAACCCTCTGTTCTTGGTTTTCTATTGGTGGTTTTTGGTTTCTGATAATTATCTGCTGGATTTAATTGTTTAATATCTCCACTCAAAAAGTGTTCATTACCTTTAATGGTTTTACCAATTATTTTTGCACCTTTAAATGATTTTTGCTTTTCTACATATTTTTCATAATCTGATTTCTTTTTTCTTTTAGGTTTTTCCCAACCACCTTCATACATTTTACCACTATCTTTTTCATATTTTTCATCAAAGTTCATCTGACCGGCAACATTATTATAATCATATTGTTCCGCATCACTACCATCTGCAAATGGTATTCTACAATCATCAAACCAAGTTACACCTTTTTGATTATCTTCTGCTTGTTCTAAATAACCTTTTTTATCTATTGGTTTCATTGCTACAATAACTACTTCAACTGCTGGTTTTGGTTGAAATCCTGCATAACTTCCCTCTAATTCTGAACCACCTTTGGTTATTTCATTTACTTTTCGTTCTGCATTTTGAACTTGTCCATAAGATAACTTGTCAATACCGATAGCTTCTTTTGATTTTTTACCAACATCTCGTAGGTCTGGTGCAGAGTTTTTATCAACACCGATAACTTCTCTATCGTTTCCGTCTCGTTTATCAATCATCTTACCAATGTTCATTGCTTTTGGAAAACCACTTGCGTAAGTCCAATAGATTGGTGTGTAGTCAATTCTAAATCCAACCTTTTCTAACATTTCTGCCATACGATACTGAACATCACTTCTTGGTGCCGACATAACAAATGCCATACTACCAGGTTTCAATACTCTGAAACACTCTTCAAATATTTTAATGTCTGGCAATACTTTATCCCAATCTCTACCCATAAATCCATAACCGTATGGCGGGTCTGTGCATAATAAATCTACTGAATTGTCTTCAAACTTATTCAATTCGTTAACACTATCTCCGTGTATTAATTTATTATTCATTTATGTGTGTCCTCTGCCATAAAGTTTAATCTGTTAAATGTAGTTGCCAACCAACTATTAAGATTTGGTAATGCCTGATACAATTTGTCTTCTAAAAACATCTTTTGAAATTTATGTTTAATCAATCGTTGTATTGGCCTTTCTGCTATTTCTTTTATTTTAAGTTTTGTTTGACCTGATATAATACCATCATCTAAGTCCATAAGTCTTCTATTCATTTCTAATTGGTCTTTTGATTTAACAATTTTTTCACATAACTTATGTTTTTGTGTTGATGCGCTTCTTATCACATCATCAATATCGTATTTACCATCATCTTTTAGAAATGGGAATAACTTAACGAGTGTTTTCATACCTGCTCCGTGTATTCCTGGTATTCCGTCAGATTTATCTCCATCAAATACTCTATATAATAAAAAGTTCTTTGGGTGTATTCCATACTCTTCAAATACCTTTGCTTCATCATACATTATTTTCTTTGTCGGTGAATAAAGTTTTGTATTTTTATCTACTAATTGTAGAAAGTCTTTGTCGGTTGATAAAATGGTAGTTTCTTTGTTTTTGAAAATATGTTTTGCACAATATCCAATGACATCATCTGCCTCATTGTTCTCCATATTGATTATGGTAATTGGTAAACACTCCAAATATTCTACGACACGATTTAATTGTCGTATCATCATTTGTTGTTCTTCATTACGAGTCAGAAAATCGTGTGCTCTATTCAAACGATACGACATCTTTCTTCCCATCTTGTATTGTGGAAATATCTTTCTACGGCGATTAGACCCACCTTTACCATCAAATACTATGATAGTTCGTGTAGGCCTAATCATATTAATAGAAAACGCTAATGACCTTAAAAAACCAACTATTCCACCAACGTGAACTCCGTCCTCGTTAGTAGTTGGTATGGCTGAAAATACTCGTATGAATAAATTCAAGCCGTCAATCAATAAAACCGAGTCATTTGATTTTCCACTATCTATTTCGCCGCCAGATTCTTTTATTTGATTCAGAATCGATAGGTGTCTTTTATTAATCACCAATTACCTCATCTGTGAACTCTACATCATCAATACCAAGTTTTCCTTTGTATTTTAATATAACTTTATCACAAATGAGTTCATAAACATATTCTCTTAGTTCATCATTCTTGGTAATTAACTCTTCCCAATCTTTAGATAAGAATTTATGTTCATCTCCGTTCTGGTCTACTAATGTATACCAAGCACCACCTGATTTAACAAGTTTATGCTCTTTCATCACGGTTAACCACCCACCATAGTTATCAA